GAAAGAAATAAGTTTTTCAGGAATTGCAGACGCAACTATTTTACCTAAATTAGTCAAAAATATTACACAAGATGCAAGTGGAGCTTCTTCTATACCAGCATCTTATGATCCTTCGGAATTAAAAGTTGGCGATAGTACATCTACTGCAGATGTAGGTACTTTTAGCATACTATTAAATGTTCCACAGGCTAGTAACTCAATGTTATTTACTGGCTGTGTTTTAACTTCATTAACTTTAAATGGAGATATTGCTGAAGAGTCAGGTAGAATTAAAATGTCTGGAACTTTTAAAACAGGTATGAAACCGAGTTTTACAAGTAATTTAAATCCTACAAGTACAGCTCACTTTAATACAAACTATTTTACAACAGATTATGGAGATGATGCAGACACAAATGCAGAAACAAAAATTGCAGGTGTTGCAGATCCTATTATGAAATCATTTAGCTGTACTATTGAAAACGATGCACAATTTATGGGATTCAATGCAGCAGGTAGTTTTCAAATAATTGCAAGAGCTTTACCAGAAGCATCTGTAACATTTGATTCTGTTATTAAGTATGACGCAGACACAGACGGATTAGTCGCTACCTTTGAAGGACAAGACGGATCATCAACTGTTGCTAATACTTTAACTGCAAAAGATAGTGTTACTAGAAATATAGATTTTTCAATACCGAAAGCAATTATAACAGATGTATCTTTTTCAGAAGAAGAAGCTATGTTCTTGTCAGTAAGTACAAGAGGTGTAGCAGGTACTTCTGGAGATTTGGTTGCTATCACTATAGAATAAACAAATAAAGGATAATCAATGTCTAAAAAAATAACACTCAAGAGTGGTGTAAAAGCTACCCTTGTGGAAATGTCTGTGGACGCTTTTGATAAATGTATGGATTCTATACAATTCGAAGAAATAGATGGACAGCAGGTAATTAAAAATCAATTTGGATTAAGCACACTATGGATCAGAAACGGCGTAGAAGGTGCAGATGATAAGTTTATAAAATCTTTGTCAATAAACGACAGAGTAGAATTACAACTAGCTATTCAGGAATATAATAGCTTGGGGGAATAGAATCCCTCTCACTTGAGTTAAATATATTGATAGATGATTGGTGTGAGGGTTGTAAATATTCTACCTTTCCATATAAAGCTAAGTTACCTCTTAAAAAGAATAACAGCATTCACACCTTTACATCTATGGACGATGTATGGTATGTTATTAAATTATTAAAAGAAGAATTAAAAGAACATAACGAAACATCAGAAAAAAAGTTTGAACTACATCAAACAATCAAATCACACTTACCATTTTTTGCTTGTCCTAATAATTTTATAAGCAAAGAATATCAACGAGATATACAACGATATACCTATTGTAAAAAAATGAAAGTACCACCATACGAAGGATCTTACGGAAATCAACCAAAAAAGTGGATTGATAAGTGCAATGTTATAGAAAAAATGTTAAATTATATACAATCAAAACATTACAACAATATGAAAAATGGCTAAACAGTTTGAAATACAATTAAAATTTACTACTGGAGGTTCTGCTCAAGCACTAATGCAAAAGCTAGATAATCTAGCAAAAGCACAAAATAAATTAGCTAAAGTACAAAGAACTCTTAACACTCAAAGTAAAGCTGCGATTCGAACTCATGTACAATTAATACAATCTCAAGAAAAACATAGATTAGCTGTATTTAAATCACAAAAGCAAATAGGTAAATTAAATCAACAGATAGCTAAACTTCGCCTTGAAAATAAGATGTTGGCAGCACGATTGAAAAAAACATCAGCAGGTTTAGGAAGAATGAGATTAGCTACTGCAGGATTAACAAGAATGGTTGGTGTCTTAAGAAATCAAATTCTATTGTTTACTTTTGCATTCGGTACATTTATTGCAGGATTTAAATCCTCTATAGATATTTCTATGCAATTTGAAGCAGTAAAAGTAAGATTAAATTCTATGTTTGGTTCTGTAGAAAGAGGAGAACAGGCATTTCGTAAGTTTAATCAAATAGCTGCTACTACTCCATTTACATTGACTGATGTTGTTGAGGCAGGTGCTGCATTAAAAGCATTTGGTACGAACGCAGAAGAAATGATAAAACCTACTTCTGACTTAGCAGCATTTATGGGTGTTACTGCTACTGAAGCAGCACAGGCACTTGGTAGAGCATTTGCAGGTGGTGCAGGTGCAGCAGACATACTTCGTGAAAGAGGTATTTTACAACTTATTCGTGATACTAAAGGTATTGAAGATTTATCTAAATTAACATTACCAGAATTTAGACAAGCATTACAAGATACATTAATTGATCCTTCTGTTGGTATTGCAGGTGCAACTGATAGACTTTCTAAAACTATGACTGGTTTAGTTTCTAATATGGCAGACGCTTTTACAAGAATGAAGGCAGCTATTGGAGATTTCTTTGATTTTAAAGGTGTTGTTGAAACGCTTACTGGTGCTTTTGAAACTCTTGGAGAAAGAGTTCAACAAGCTAATGAAACAGCTTTTGAAACAAGTATTCGCCATTTACAACAAATGAACATAGATACTACAAAACTTGAACTCACTCAAGCAAAACTTATAAAAACTCGCATGGAAGAAAATAATGTAATGAAAGATGTGGGTGTAGCAGAAACAGAACTACAAAGAAGAATGGATATAAGAATAGCTGCTACTCAAGGACTAGCTGCTTTGCAAGAAAATTTAATTAAAAATGGTACAAGCGAAGAAGCAATAAGAAAAAGAATTGCAGAAATTGATAAAGATATAATTAGTGCAGGTAGAGGACAAGATAAAGAGCAAATCAAATCATTGCAAAACGAAAGAAAAAGTCTTATAAATACTCAAGATGCTCTGGATAGAGGAAGAATAGCAGTAGCATTTACCGAAAAACAAGTAGAGCTTGGTTTAATCACTTTAGAACAAGCAACAGAATATCAAGCTGCAGTTGCAAAGGTAGCAGGATTAGAAGAAAAAATTGCTAATTCCAAAAAAACACAAACAGAAGAAGGGAAAAAAATAATAAAACTTGCTGAAGATCAATTAAAAATAATGGCTGATGCAGATAAGTTAAGACTAGAAACAAGAGAACAGTTATTTAGTGAGCATTTTAATAAAGTTTTATCAGTAGCACAAAGAAGTATAGAGCAACAAAAACAAGCAGAAATTTCTGCCTTAAGAGATACTGACAAGTTTAGAAGAGCAAGTGCAGAAGAACGACAAGATATGGAAAAAGATGCTCTTAAAAATTTACAAAATCAACAAAATACAATTTTTAAAATTAATCAAGCAAATGAAATAATTAAAGTAATCTTAAGTTCTATGGCTACTGCAAGTAAACTAAAAGATATGGCTGAAGAGTTAAAAGGTGTAGCTACAGCAGCTTTTGCAGTTAATAATGTAGCTGCAGGTAAAAAAGCACTAGCAGGAGCAGCAGCATTGAGAGTTCAGCGTGGACTAGTTATTGCATCTGGTGCAGCACAAGCAGGATTATTAGCAGGACAACAACCTCCACAATTTGCTCGTGGTGGATCTTTTATTACAGACGGACAACAAAGCATTACGGTAGGAGATAATCCTGGTGGAAGAGAACGAGTAGATATTACACCATTGTCTACTCCAGATTTTGGAGATGCAGGTGGTAGTAGTTCTATTAATGTAAATATAATGGGTAATGTTATTGGCACACAAGAATTTGTCAGAGATAACTTATTACCTGAAATAGAAAATACTATCAAAAGAAATCTAGCATAATGGCTTTATCTGGAAATACTAATTATAATACTGTTTTAAGTAATTTTTCTACAACAACTGGATTGAAAGAAGAATACTTATTTGAATTTAGAAATCAAAATTATCCTGCTCCAACTGATCCTCAACCTGCAGACACTTCCAACTTTATTATTAGATTAGCAACTGCAGATGTACCACACTCAAGTATTAGCGATATGAAATATCATGGATTTATTACTAACATACCTTCTATTAGAGAGTCAATAGACTTAGAAAAGTCTACATCTTCTGTAAGTAATGTGACAATAAGTTGTGCAAATGGCACATTGTCAAATCACAGTAAAACTTTAGCAGAAGAAATATATTCTAGTAGTGGTAATAGAAATTATATAAATCATGAAGTAGTTATACATTCTAGGATAAATACAAAAACTAATCAAATTTTTCAAGGCAGATTAAAAGAAGTAAAATTAACAAATTCTGATACGGTAGATTTAGTTATAGCAGTTCAAGATCCTATAGAAAATATTTCTATACCAGAGTATCAGTCTAAGTCAGGTAATTATTATCCAATATTATATGGAGAGGCAACTCCTGCAACTTCAACTGTTTCTATTCCAGATTTTGTAACAGATGCCAGAGTATTTCCAGTTCAAGTAGATACTTTGAATAATGATGTATTTAACTGTTTGTTTCATCAAGCAGAAACATCTGACGCTAGATTGCATTACCCTATAAAAGATACATTTAACTCTACTGGATACCCAATGTTCGTTCCTTTAGATGACACATCTAGTAATTCAACTTTTGATGATTATGAAGGTGCAACAAACGATACAGATAGAAATGTAATGAGAACTGATTTAGATTTAGAGAGAAGTTATAAACTCCGTCCACAAACTGTATCAAATCCAAGTAGTGTAACTGGACTTACAATATCTAACGCAGAAAATGCTTATGATTCAACTGGTATTGGCACAGTTGCTACTTTTTCTTTTAGTTCAGATGCAACTGAAACACTACAAGGAACTTACACTATAACAGATTTACCGAAAGAAGTACACGAAATAACAGAATTAAAATTTAATTTTACTCATCAAGTAAGTGCATTTCAAGAAAGAGATGGAGATCTAACCATAACATTAAGAGTTCTTGCTTATTGGAACGACTTAAGTAGTTTTCAACAAGTACAATACACGGCTACACAATCTAATACTACAACAGAACTTGACTTACTAAACACGAGTTTATTTTCTTCTAGCTTAAAAACGATGCCTGACAAAATAGAGTTATTTATTAGTTTTGCAAACACTCCTGATGATCCTGGTGGTGGAACAGCAGACGATTTAAATACTGCTACTTTATTAGTTAAAGATATTTTCTTAGAAGTTTCAGCAAAAATAACACAACCAACTGCGTCTGATGCTACTGCAGATAAATTATCTAAAAATAGTGCAGTCACAAGTGTTAAAAAACTATATACTGGTGCAGACGGATTTGATAGGTCTTTTTCATCTGGAACTGCATCATTGATTCACGATATGCACAGAGATTTATTGCACAGATTTGCTGGTGTTACTGACACTCCAGACGGATATAGTGATTTAAACTCTGCAAGAGCAAATTGGTTTTGTTTTTACTATACAAACAAACAAGAAGAGTTGAAAAAATTATTGGAGAAATGTCAAAAAGAAGGTGGTTTTATTTTTAGATTTCGTCCTTCTAATGGCACTCCACAATATATACATATAGCTAATAGTCCTAGCGTAATTCACACAATAGATAAAAATGATATAACCAATACAACCATATCTATAACTCCTTTTGAATCTTTAGTAACAAAAAGAATTGTGAAGTTTGATATAAATCCAATTACAGATAAACCTATACAAGAAATTACTTGTACAGATACAACAAACAACCCTAGATCTACATATAATATTAACACTAAAGAAAACATTAAAACTCACGAGCTTGAAATATTAAGAAATAAAGTAGGCGATGCTAATATGGGCGGAAATAAAAATAACGGTTTTGCTAATTACTATAATGCAATAGAGGGAAATCCTAAATTAATTATAGATACTGAAATTATAAATCCTGGAAGTAGTGGTGGCAGCTCTCACTTTTATTTAATGGAGGTTGGAGATATATGTGCGTTCGATCATACAAATCAAATAGTTGCTCCGTTTGGAGAATCTTTTAATGGAAAGAAATTTATATTAACATCATTAACTCGAAAGCCAGGAAGTTTAAAAGTGTCTTTGAGAGAAATATAAAAAGGATTAAATTTTATTATGCCAATATCATCAGTAAAATTCGGAGAAGATACAAACGGAACTAATACTGGAAATTATACACCCAGTCAAAATCCTAACATAGGAACAGAAGTATCTAAAAAATATGACGGTATCGTTGTAAAAAAATCAGTAGGTGGCGAAACTTATACTTTTGCTAATCATGAATCATCAAGAAGGCAAAGAAGATTGATTTACGAAAATATAAGCGAAACAAATAAAAACTTATTAGTAGCATTATTTGATTTTGCCAAAGGACAAAAGAACTCTTTTCATTATACAGAAACTGGAAATTTTTCAGATAGCTTTGAAGTTCGTTTTGTAAACAACAAATTACCAGTATCAGAAACAGCCTATAATGTGTATCGTGTTGAAATCAACATTGAAGAGCAATTATAAGAAATTTTTCTTCTTAAAATGCCTCTTAAAGAGCAAAACTAACAAAGAGATAGGTAATCATAAGCCAGATAGAAGTAAGTGGTTTAAGAGGTATAAATAGTTCGTTATTTTAAATTTAGATAAAAAAATGCTAAAATATTGTTTGTTGCGATGTTCTTTCTTGAATAAATTTTAAATAAGAGTGATTTAATTCAATTCCGATCCATTTTCTAAATAAATCTTGTGCTACCGCAGCAGTTGTTCCAGATCCCATAAAACAATCTAAAACAATATCGCCTTA